CCCTAAAACTATTTGCCCAATTCTGCGAAAACTATCTGCCAGAAGCCAGTTCATCAATGTCTTTGATACAGCAGCATCCGGGCGGATCACAAGTGATCAAAAAGCTGCATCAAGATCTTAAACTAGCACATGATCAAGACTACAAGCGAGTAGAAAAAATTTCCTGGAGCGAGCTCAAAGACAGCTATCGCGGTGCTTGGGTTATAATCCAAGGAGATCGTGGCACAGGTGCTATCAAAGCATCCGGTGGTAACACAGGATCCTATGATGCAGTAGCCAGCACAGGAGATGCTGTACAACAAGCATCAGACAGCAGAGGCGGCAACGTTATTGATTTTCTCAAAGGTGAAATTGGTAAATTACAGAAATTTTATGTGGGTAAAAATACTACCACAGTCAGCGATAAACAAAGTAAACGTAGAGATGCCAAAGCAGGATCTGAAACCAACAAAATCAGCAAAGAAACACTAGTTAGAAAATTTAAACCTCTATGGATCAAAGCCATCACAGCAGCCATTGCCGATATCAAAGGACATGTTGCTAATCAAATCAAGAACGACGCATTTGACAAGGCTAAACGTAAACTAGATCAAATTGAAAATCTACAAAACGGACTTGAAGGTATAGAATCTGGCAACATTCCTGGATTCATAGAAACATCAGTCAATACTGCAATATTAATGGCAGCCAGTCATCATTATCCAGAGCAGACTGGAGATATCACTAGAAGTTATAGCAGAGGATATAATTCAGCGAACCCAGAAGGTCCCGAACAACTGTTGAAAGATATCGCAAATGGTGACACAGCGAAATTGGGCACTGTGCTTGCTTTCTTTAAAAGGGCATTGATTTCAGGATGAGACTAGATCAATTAGAACAACATCTTAAGAATCGCAGACCTGTAGCAGAAGCTAACGTGGCTGCTAAGATCAAAGATCCTAAGACTATTAAAATGCTGGGTATCGCTATGCGACACGACGGCACATTACCAAAGGCTTCTGTGGCTAAACTAGGTCCCAAACCTGATGATCAAAGTATATTAGCTCTATGGTCTACTATGTTAGACAAATCATTGAGCTCCACAGACTACGGTGATTTATCAGCAGACGGCAAGTTTGACGACTGGCTAACAAGATTATACATCAATGGTGCTGCAGACTACGAAGATATCAATGGTGAAGGCGGTGATGCACTAGGTGCTTGGAAAGCTCTAAGCATCCGCGGTAAACTAAAACAACCACATCAAGATTTCAACAAGTTCAGCAATCTAAGACAGATACAACAGCTAGTAAGAGATCGTGATTATCAAAGTGAACTGCGCAGAATCAAAGATGCGGAAGTGATTGAAAAACATAAACGTGAAAAGCAAGAAGTCACTATAGTCGACGATGAACGTTTCCTAGTAGTTGTACCATTTAACTACGGTGCTTGTTATACGTTTAATAACAACAACGGATATCAAGCAAACTTCTGTACAGGATCAAGTAATGGACTAACATGGTTTAATCGCTATGCTCCTGACGGTCCTATAGTTTCGATTTTTGATAAATCTAATCCGGATAACAAAGACGGTAAATGGCAGATGCATCTCGCAACCAATCAATTACAAAACGGTGATCAAGATCGTCGTAGCGATATGCGATGGAATGACGAACGATTCGCAGAACTGTTTCCAGGCTTGATGAAAAAGATCGCCGATGGAATGACAGCCAATGAAGCAGATATCAAAAAAGCCAGCGAAGAAATCACACGTGGCGGATACGATGTGGCTGCTGCGGTAGCTGATATCAAGAAAAAAGTACCGTTGAGCTATGCTTCTAAAGTAGGCGGTGAAGAAGAACCAGAAGGCGAAGAACCCCAAGATCCCAACGATGGTCCGGGAACTTATCTAGTAACTCAAATAGCCAGCGGTCGCCAAGCCAGAATCGATGGTGAAAACCTCGCTGATATTATAAACAAACTCACAACACGATATCCAGATTCGACAGAAGCTGACTATCGTATCGAAAAGCAACAAGCATAGAACACCCTACCTTAGGACGTTATCGTTACTATAGGGTTGCCCGGCTGCTGGGCTGGATGTTATGGGAGTCGTGCCCCGGAATGGCATCCTGAAGTGAGCAAGTTACACACAGACACTAAACGGAGAAAATAATGTCAATGTTAATTTACACGCTAGTGATGACACACATCACTATCATATGTGTTACTCTATTTCTACATAGAGGGCAAGCACACAAGGGAATTGTATTTCACCCTATACTCAGTCATTTCATGCGCTTTTGGTTATGGTTAACCACAGGCATGGTTACTCGTCAATGGGTGGCTATACATCGCAAACATCATCAGAAGAGTGATCAACAAGGAGATCCACATAGTCCACACGTATTCGGAATTTGGCGTGTGTTATTTGGTGGTGCATTCTTGTATCATCATGCTTCAAAAGATTCAGCTATGATCGATCAATTCGGAGTGGGCACACCCGATGATTGGTTAGAGCGCAACGTTTACTCTGCACACAGTCGCCTGGGCATTCTTTTAATGTTGGTCATAGACCTTGTTCTTTTTGGGCCGTGGGGTCTGTTAGTGTGGGGTATTCAAATGATATGGATACCGTTCTGGGCCGCGGGCGTGGTCAACGGTCTAGCACATTGGTGGGGATATCGTAATGGAGAAACCAAAGATAGATCTAGAAATCTTATTCCTATTGGCATTATCATTGGTGGTGAATGCCTTCACAATAATCATCATCTTGATCCTGCTAGTCCCAAGCTCAGCAAGCGTTGGTTTGAGTTTGATATAGGGTGGATGTGGTTAACTTTGTTTAGGCTAGTGGGTCTTGCAAAACTAAGAACATAAGAAAAGGGCTCCGAAGAGCCCTTTCTTGTATGTAACGTATAACTTACTAATAAACCGCTATGCGGCATAATGTATTTCTTCATCCCTTCGCAGGGAATATAATATAATTACTTCTTGCTGGTAGTTTGGTTTACAAACGCATACATCTTTTCAGCAGCCTCAAGAACTTTATCAAGTCCTGGCATTTCTGGCATACCTACAGTAGTTACTATCTGACCAGTCTTTTCATCACGGGCAGCAGTCATTTCCCAACCTTGGAATTTGTAGCTGTATTCTGCCTGTAACTGATCTTTAGCCAATGCCAAGATGTCTGCACGGATTTCGTAACCGTTCTTATTAAATTTTACTTCTGGTAGTTTTGGTGTTTCGAATGACATAATTTTCTCCTTTGTGTGTGTATGTCTATACTGCTGTTATTTCGCAACCGCGAAATTCTTTACAAAAAGCTGAGTCAATGTTAGAGCGTTCTGAGTAGCAGTCTTAACGAATGCTGTTTGAGCGTCGATAACTTCGATGATACTAGCTTTGATGGTTTTATCAACAACGAATGTGTTGACCACTTGTTTCTTAGCGTTCTGCACGCTGTCGATAAAGTATTCTGGTGTAAACATTTTGTTCTCCTTGTGTGTATGTGTAGTATTATATATCTCTTTAGAAAAATAATCAACTGTTTTGTGGCTGTTTGGCGGGATTGTTTACCCATTCAACATCCTCGTCAGTCATAGGTCGCCAGTATGTGTGTGTCATTAGAATCTCCTGTCTTGTTCTAGTAGTTCGATCATGTGTTGGCAACTTTCCCAATCGGTATATCTGCGAACGATCTTACGATTGTAGGGAGTGATGCTTTTCAGCATGATATCATCGTGATCAAATTGAGCTACAACTGTGACATAGCCCCATTGATTGCGCCAAGGACCCCATTGCTGATAGGGCACTTCTTGGAAGTCATAAAACATATTATTTTCGGCAGATTTCTTGTGCTTCGCGCCACTTGCCGTTACGTGCCAAATCTGCTGCGTGTTTGGCTTCGCCGATAGCGCAGAGAAAGTCCCATACGCCGGTTAGAATCTTTTTGAACATTTTGTGTCCTCCTGTGTGTATCAGTATTTATACTGAGTCAGTAAAAGAGCCACTATTAGTGGCTCTCTTAGAAGGTACAATCTAGAAACGTTTTATTATTATTTGTTTTTCCAGATTGAGTAAAGTACCCATACTGCTACCAGTCCAACTACACCTTCTGCGCCTAGTCCTTTAACGATACCTGTTACAGAACCAATCACATCCACGACTGGTAAAAATGGTATTGCTGCACCTTTGAATAATACCTGTAGTACGATCAACAGTGCTAACACGCTGACACCTACATCCGCTAGAGCCGCTGCCCATTTTTTAATTAAAGCTAATACTTCCATTGTAAGACCTCCCTTGTTCCTAACAAATTTCCGTTAGTGATTTATTTAGAATGAATATATAATATAACAGAGCAAATGGCAGTATTTTGATGCATTTTTTCATTAACCTAGCACAAAATGTCATAATATGAGTATTTCTGGTATGTTTGCGATTGGATTAAATACATGATAGGAAAGGTATATGAAACTTAGAACAAGATCAATACTGCAGGAATTAAATGAGCTGGCAGAAGTACGCAACAAAGACGACCTCTTTGAAAGCCGAGCTGTTAACATCATCAATTCCGCTATCAATCTATTAGAGACTCTGCACAAACACTATGATGCTGAATCAGCAGATGAGTTAGAGCGCAGATTCTTAAATGCCATACGCGGTCAAGACCCAGCAAAATTTACTCGCGGTATTAAGAAGATCGTAGAAACTCGCAAAGCTGCTAAAAAGCTATTGGAAAACAAACAAGATGAATGATGTATTACTAGAAGGCGGCAACGTATTCAAAGACGATGCTGGTTCTATACTCACTGTTAGAATAAACAAAGCAGATGTGTTGCCCACAGTGCAATGGCTCGAAACCATCACAGGCCTAGAACTCACAGATAACATGCTGGGTACCACAGGCAAGAAAGAAACATCAGGCGACTTGGATCTTGCCATTGATGCTAATGCTGTTAACAAAAATGAATTTGCTGCTAAACTAGCAGACTATATCGCCAAGAAGGGCGGCGATCCTAAAGAATGGATCAAGAAGAGTGGCATTTCTGTACACTTTAAAACTCCTATCCGTGGAGACGAAAAGAACGGATATGTTCAATCAGACTTTATGTTTGGTGAACCTAGTTGGATGAAGTTTTCACTCCAGGGTGGTCGCGAAGGCAGTGAGCTAAAGGGTGCTCACAGACACATCATCCTAGCCAGCATAGCTAGAGTAAGAGGAATGAAATGGAGTGCTAACAACGGATTGATGAGCGGTGATGGCAAAGAACTAGTCAGCAAGGACGGTAACGAAATCGCTAAAAAATTGCTAGGCCAAACAGCCACAGTCAAGGATCTACAAGATCCAGAAGCCATTATCGATTACGTTATCAAATTACCTAACTACGAAGAATTAGTAGCAGATGCTAGAGAAACACTGAGTCGCGAAGGAGTTAAACTTCCCGAAGCAGGCAAAGTAGAAAGCTTCACTCCGGGCACAGGTGCTTGGTTCCGTAAAATGATTGAAGTGGTAAAATGAGAGCCTTTGAATTTCTAACAGAGAAATGGTCAGCCAAATACAAGCGCAGTATCAACTGTTCTAATCCCAAAGGGTTCAGCCAGAAAGCACACTGTGCTGGACGCAAAAAGAAAACCAACGAGGATGCTGCTCCCAAGAAAGTAGGTCGTGAGTTCAATCATCTTGAAGATCTAGTATTCACAGAACCCAACGGTGGCAAACGTGCTGTTGAGATACTTAAAAATCTCGCACAAGATGCACAGGATGTCGCTATCAAATGGGACGGTAATCCCAC